CCTTTCGGCCACAACATCACACATGGTGAATTCTATACACTAAGTGGGAACCTGTGCACGCATTGCGTCACAGGCTCAACGCACTCTAATTTGTACACTTTATACAACCCCCGTGTTGTGTACCCGGCAGGGGGCGCGCCGAAGCGCTAGCTGTGACCATGTTCCATGGCATTTTGGCATTTTAAATGCCCCTTAGCCCCAGGGGCGCTTATCTCCCTGTTCATTTTATCACTAAGACTTTAGGGCTTTGGATGACTAACAGCCAAACTCCCCTTCATACCGTGAGGTGTTCACATCTAGCGTTTCCTCAATCTTCCTGAGCCTATCCTCAAGAGTGGGAATCTGGGTTTTTGACAGCCTAGGCGCCTCCTCAGAGTCAGCCGACCACATCGACGCGCGTGCCAATAAGCGCAATATCTGGCCCTGCAAAGCATCGCCGCACTTCGTGACTTGCCGGGTGTAACTGTCAGACTGAATCGATGCGTCGGTATAATAACCGATTTGCATATTTCCAGCCTGTGTGTTTAAAAATCTTACACCCATCACGATGTCGCGACAACCAGAATCGGTGTCGACATTAATATCCCTGAGGGGATTGGAGTTATCCACGGTGGAGAAGTTGTTCATGAAGAAAATATACGTATTCCGGGTCAGTGCCGTCACTGTAATGCCTTTCAATGTGTATGTGCGCCACTGTTCCCCTATCGGGAAAAATGAACCACGACACACATACACCCTGCCAGCCATCATGTCTGATATCACCCCTGCCTTTGTATTGCCATTGTTCGCATTTGCAACATACCCAACATTTTTAGTCTCACACACGCCTTTGGAATTATTAATGAATTTGAACCCATTTGTCACCGCGTATGTGGACTTACAGTTGAAGTATGTAACGTCCGCCGACAATTCTAGTAATGGAGCCCAATACTCCCAATTCAGGTATTCAGACAAACTCCTTGACGTCACAGCACCAGTATTTTGTGCCCGCTGCGGTTGCTTTAGTATCACCTCCCAATCAGCAAACAACGTGCCCACAACCAATGATTGTGTTATCTGAGACCCACTAATCAGCGGGGTACTGACCACTAGGTCAAATCGACCTTGCGCAGTCAGCTTTATTTCGCCGTTTGATTCAAGGTCAACAAACCAATCATTTATACCCAACTTGGGGTCGCAGTTGAGTGACACGCGTTTATGTTCATTTATACTGAACATCACGGACCGTTGACGGTTCATGCAGAACTCAGCCACCGTTTGATAGTCTCCACCTGCAACTGTGCCTTCTGGGTCAGGGTCAAAACTCATAATGAGTTGCCCAGATATCGTACTCGGCACAGACGGGACATAATCAACAGTAAACTTCACGAACCTATACTTTTCCCAATTAGCAGCTACTTTACTCAACCTGCTATTCATCTTGAAATATTTTGGACTCACCAAAAATTCATTCAAGACACAGGTTTCCGCTGTAACAATGTTGGGGAAAGTCACCACTTCCAAGCGGTCACGGCCACTCATGACGATGTCACCATTTTTATTGGTGCGGGTCGAAATTTGAACTGTCTTCGTCGAGTAGGCTGTAATCACTGGCAATTTCTGCGGCTTCGCTTGAGCGTCCGCAATCGCCGTCCGCTTCTGGCGCTTTTTCTGCCGTCTCCTTTTCTTCTTTTCCGTGGTTGGGCTTGAAGCCACAACCACCTCCTCCACCACTACCTTCTTCTTTCCCTTCTTCTTTGACATGACTTGGTGTAGGTTTTGCCAATATCAATTCTAATATCCTGTTTGATTCGTCAATAGCTGCTTTGATGTCACTCAAATGTTTATCAAAGCCAACTTTTATTTCATAGACAACCTGATGTAGGTCATCTATTTGCTCAAACAAAGATTGAAAATTCACATCAGTATTTTCATCCCAAATCTTAGTCACAGTTTTATAGGAAAGCGCTGTAGTCATCACTAGAGATCTTTTGGTCCCGCCATTACCACCCAACAATGAGTGATCGAATGTCCTGTGGGTCAGGCACATGCACACCATTCATTTCCGCCATCTTAAGGAAACTGGTATGATATTTGCCACCATAACTTATCAAAACATAGTTAAGTAGCTTTTCCTCAAAATCGGCATTCTTCCACACGAATGAATCGATCAGCTTGTCATTGTCACCAAAACAAGGATAATATCTCTTGGTGCATGGATCGCGCTTAATAACGGCTCCGCAGAAGGATAAACCTTCCACATAATCCTGCCGTTTTATTTTATCTTTTGGCAACCACATACCAAGCTCTTTATATATATTCTCCTTAAACTCCAATGGTATCTCCAAATCTTCGCCGACCAATCTATCATCACCATACGTGATCATGGTGTACAACTGCCGCCAATCATGATACGTGTAATCCAGTATCTCTTCTGCGGACTCCCCTTGCGACAACAAGAACGCTGCCATCTCATACGCCTTCAAGAAAGTATTAACCTTCGCATTCAAAGGAGTTGTATCAGACGTACCACTCTTATTGCCATGGGCTAGTCGCACCACATCACCATTTGGCAAAATCTCGTGGGTGTGTATCGAATTATGAACAATGTTATAATATCGCATGTTATTATCTTCAGTCTTATGCTCATAGGATAAATTGTCCCAGTCCATGCTATACACCTCCAGCATCAACTCCTCACAGATGGTACCGTCAAACCTCTTGAAATCTTCTTGAAGTTTGTACCGGTAGGAGAGCAATGGAGCTATAGAATCATGTAGGCCCCCGATCAAGGGCGACCATCCCATTTTCGATTCCGACTGCATCCAATTTCTCTTCATTATCATATGATCATCGTACTGGAAGCGTAATTTACATAGCTGAAACGAATCGTCCCAACACAATATGAGCCGCTGATCTTTAGTCTTGATTTTCTCAACTTTTATCGGTTCATCTTTGATAAAAGCATAAGCCCCAGTGAACACCGGTCTTTTTGACATTTCAGCCCACAGACTGATGGCCCTATGGGGATTAAGCTCTCGCCATTCTTCGATGGTCGATGCAAAGTTTATCCCCGGCCACCCTGGGCTTTTATCCACTGGTTTCTTAATCTCATGAAAATCAACAATTCTCCGCGGGACATAGCGATATTCATGTCTCATGACATCAGACGCTGCCGTCCATGCGCACTGATTCACATTGTAAACATGTGTCTTGAATTTATTGAAAGTGTTCTCCAACACCTCCATATCCCATCCAGACCTTTGATATTCTGATAGTTTGGCTCGGTAACCTTCAAGGACTGACATCACCGCCATTTCACACTCGACATTCGGCGCCGGATCTTTCTTACTACAAGGTCTATTTATATTTACATTAGCCACGACGGTGAAAGAACTAAAACTAGTATTATACACTGGCATGCCATGGTTCTCTAACGCGTGCACATCCTCCATTAACAAGCTGCGTCCCTTCCACTCGGGTTCTGGGGGGTAATCAATTTCTTCCCACCTTTCCCAAATGGGGGTATTGTCTTGTAATGTCGGTGTATTTTCCCGCATTTGCCATCGCATTCCCCCCATCCCATTTGATATAGGGGGCAGTGCTCTTTTACTCTCCGTGTTTCCAGTTCGATCTCCTCTCGAGGCTGGTTGGCCCCAGCTGACCACTGAACCATAAAGTTCTGAATGGTAGCCAGGGCTTCCCGTAAATCCTGTTTGCCTGCATCGCCCAATGTCTTAGTCACGCTAACATGTTTGTGGTCAAGCCCCGTGTGTAGATCAATCGCGACCTCAACTTGTTTGTCAGGGTAGGTCTCGTCTATCACATCAGTCTTGAGTCCATCAACAGCTTGCTCAAACTTCGTAATCGCTTTAGCAAGTTTCTGATCATGCTTTTCAGTCGTTGTCTCACTGACACAACTGGATTTCATGTTGTCAACTTTATCATCGCGTGAATTAACCTGAACTTTGGCATAACCCTCAGGCTCAACATCCTCATAGTAATCATATTCCTTACGGCGCTTTGTGGCTATCGCCTTAAGTTCGTCTCGTGTGAATCCATCATCCAATAATTTCTCATATTCTTGGTCACTCCATATGCGCAATGGCTTCCGCTGATGATTGACCATTCGCTTTCTCGCACCACGCGCTTCCTGTTCAACCTCACCCATGATACCATGCTTTTCGCACAACAACTTAAGCTGCCGCATTTGCTCGAACATCTCAGTCATCTTCTCCTCATTTCTACGGTTCGTAGCACGAAGATTGACCAGTTCGTCCTGAACACCCCCACCAACAACTACTTGTGGGGGCGCCAACGCGGCATTAACCTGACTGTCACGCAAATACCCATTGTGTATGGCTAAAATGTTGCCATGCTCATCAGTGATTGGTGCGCCACTATCCCCAGGGATAGTGGATCCATCATGTGCAATTATGCCTGGCATCCACCCCAACTTCACTGCAACCAGGGTTGGCTGGTCGTCACGCACCAGCCACAAATACCCCTTCTTGATAGTGGTTGGGGATCCATGTGGTTTAATGGATTTAAGCCCAGACCATTTCTTTGGCACATTCAGGTACACCCATCCGTCTCCATCTTCAAGCTGAGTGACATTAACCACTTCAACCTGCTCAGTCAAGCCATGCCACTTAACCTGGACAACAGCACTGCCATTGGGGTCCAAACCATTAATGGTCCATACGTGAAGTGGCACAATTATATTGCTGCCACTGCGATACCCAGTCGCCACATATTCGCCATCAATGTAAACGCCCACAATTGCATCGCGTATATCCAGCTTTACTGGCTTGTGGCCATTAATAGTAGCCCCCTCGTAGACAATTTTCGAGGGGCCATGTATCACTTCGGAGCCGTTCATGGATCGCACCAGACAGAAGCGATCTATCACATCTGATGTTGATACACCGCCAAAATCCAGGGTCTGCGTATAGTCCGATTTGTTTGAACTTGGGCGAGTATGTCCAGTTATACCACTTGATGCATATTCGTTGTAGTAATGCTCTACACCAGTAACAATCCGCCAAATGACGCTTAGTAACCAAACGTACGATGTTATCAAGGTTGCCTTCATATGCAGCCCATTCGAGTATAACAATTCGCGAACAGTTGGGTTCATTTTCAGTCTGCGTCGCAAGGCCATATCCAGACATGCACCGATCACAAGTATCATCCCAGGTGGGATAGTAACTTTCAACATTACGGACGACACCATCAATAACAACACTAATTGCTGCATAAGCATTAAATTGCGTGTATATGCGTCGTGTCGAGTCTTGACGATGATCACAATAATGTCGATCAGCGCTGTTGCACAGACGAGCCATGTCCAATCTAATTGTGTTTGCGTATAAGCTAATATTGACCACAACACCCAAAATCCCGGGAGTTGGACCTTCCAAATATGTGGCACCATGGCCACATCGAACCACACACAGTCTCCACTGAGAAAGTACTTCGATAGGCCTAACACCATAAATGGGAGATGAGTCAAACCACTCAACGCAAAAATACAAGCACAGACGTAGATCATACACCACAACGTTCCATCGGTGGTACCTGAAACTTCCATCATCAATGCATCCGCAAGGCACTGCCCTACGTGACCAGATTTGCCATGGAAGCATGAATAGCCGGCAACCAACCTCTTCAACATCCTGTACGTATATATGATTATTGGTAAATAGAGTGACGGTGTGCTCAAACATTCGAACTTGCGTGTATACTTATGGTTCAAATACCTTTCAAGATCAGCAAAGATTGAACACACAGCCATAAACTATCATCAATAAATC